ATCGTCGCTTCAATCGTGAAGGGCGATGACATTTTCGTATTCAAGGAATACACAGGCACCGGTAAGACCAATCAGCAGATCGCGGAGATCATAACGAGCATGGGCTTTAGCAAGAGCACCATCATCGCAGACTCTGCCGAGCCGAAGTCAGTCGCAGAGATCCGCAAGTGCGGGATACTCCGCATAAAGGAATCGACAAAGGGCAAGGACTCGATAATACACGGCATCCAACGACTGCAGGGCTACAACCTCATCGTGCATCCGTCATGTCAGAACATCATCACGGAGCTTGAAAATTATTCCTGGATAAAAGACAAGGCAACAGGCGAGTACACCAACAAGCCTATCGACATGTTCAACCATAGCCTGGATGCGCTGAGGTACTCGCTTCAGGCTCTCGATGCGCATAAATTCACCGCTGTAGACAAGTCACTACTCGGACTATAGGAGACACAAATGTATCAGATTGGCAAAGATGAACAACTGACACCCGAAAGGCTCGGCAAGATTCTTGAGGACTTCCAAACCCATGAGCTGCCGAAACTAAACAAGTATTACAACTACTACTCAGGCAAACAGAAGATCACACAGAAGGTCGCAAGCGACACGGGCAAGCCGTGCAACATCGTTGTAGTGAATTACTGCTACAACATCGTGATGAACTATCTCGGCTACATGACAGGCATCGAGATAGGCTATGACAATGACGGACGCTTCGATGAGATCATCGACGTGCTGAAGTACAACGATGTGAAGGCAGAAGACAGCGAGCTTCTCCGGAACGCGCTCATCTTCGGCAGGGCGTTCGAGATCAACTACATCGATGAGGACGGGAAGCAACGCTTCCGTACACTGGATCCGCGTGAGTGCGTCCCGGTCTATGATGACACGCTCTCAAACGAGCTGATCTACGTGGTGCGCTTCTACTCGGAGACACCTGTCAACGAATCGAGCGAGCAGTACCGCGTTGAGGTCTACTCGGCGAACAGCATCACGACATACCGCTCGACGACGGGCTTCAGCTCGTTCTCGTTCATGGATGAGCAGCCTCACTTCTTTGACCAGTGCCCTGTGACAGTGTTCAGCCTCAACACGGAAGAGGTGAGCATCTTCGACAAGGTCATGAGCCTTCAGGACGCATATAACGAATTGCTGTCGAGCGAGGTGGATGACTTCGCGGCATTCGCTGATGCGTATCTGGTACTCAAGGGCATAAGTGCTGATGAGGATGACCTTAAAAGCATGAAGGAACACCGTGTCCTGATGATGGACGCTGATGCCGATGCGCAGTATCTGACGAAGAGCATAGGCGACACGCAGATCCAGAACATGCTGCAGAACGTGAATGACCAGATACACAAGATAAGCGCCTCACCTGACTTCAACGACGATAAGTTCATGGCACAGTCGGGCATCGCGATGCGCTACAAGCTTGTAGGCTTTGAAAATGCGGCATCTGCCATCGAGTCGAACATGAAGAAGGCGCTGCAGAGAAGGCTTGAGCTGATATGCAGCATCCTCGGACTCATAGGCGGACAGAGCGAAGAACTGTGGCGTGAAGCGCAGATAACCTTCACGCGCAATCTGCCGGCAGACCTTACGCAGACAGTGCAGATAGTCAATCAGCTCCGCGGCATAGTCAGCCAGGAGACGCTGCTGACGCTCCTGCCGTTCGTACAGAATGTCGATGAAGAGATGGAGCGTGTGAGACAGGAGAAGGAAGAGAGCATGGAGCTTTACAACTTCTCGAGCTTAAGCGAGGACGACGATGACGAAGGACGAGATCAGGAGACTCCAGAGACAGAATAAACGGTACTGGCACAGGCGCGAGATGCAGCAGCGTGCGCGTCTGTATGACAAGACCGTCACGGAGATGGACAGAGAACTCGGCCGTCAGTATCTGCGAGTGAGCGAGAAGCTGAAGAAGGAATTCATCGCGGCGCTTGAAGAGGTCAAGGGCAAGGACGGAGTGATCCAGCCGAGCGACCTCTACAAGAGCGACAGATACTACAAGCTGATGAACCAGTGCAACGAGGAACTGTCACGACTCGCTCTGAAGCAGGAAAAGGCATTCGAGAACACGATGCCGATAGTCTACGAAGAGCAGAGCCTCATCGAACAGAGGGCGCTGGGTGACCGCTTCGGACTGTACACGACAGTCGACAGGCGAGCGGCGCAGACGGTAGTCAGTGAGCTGTGGTGCTCGGACGGCAAAGGCTTTTCCGACAGAATATGGAAGAACAAGGACTACCTTGTACAAAGGCTCGAGCAGAGCCTTTTTGATTTTGTCGCAAAAGGACAGCCGACCGCACAGCTGACGACTGAACTGATCGCGGAGCAGACCAACCCACAGCTGGCGCTCTTCGGCGACATCCTCGATGACGACTTCCGCGAGGCGTACAACAACGCGCGGAGGCTCGTCAGGACAGAAACGGCACGGGTGCAGAGCCGTGCCACACAGGACAGGTACAAGGAGGCGGGCTTCACGAAGTACCGCATCCTTGCAGAGCCTGACTGCTGTGAAGTATGCGCAGACCTGCAGACACAGGTCTTCGACATAGATGACCTCGTACTACCGGCACATCCTAACTGCCGTTGTGCGATGGTCGCAATAACCGAATCACTTGGAGAGGGACGGCCGATGCTGCCGTAACTCGAACACAGAAAGGAAGGGCTGACAGTAATGGCAGAACTTGAAAACACAAACACCGGGGCGGCTGAACAGACCGAACCAACACCTAAGACTTACACCGAAGAAGAAGTACAGGCACTGCTCCAGAAGGAAGGCGACAGACGTGTCACCGAAGCGCTGAAGAAGGCCGAACGGAAACAGGCGGATAAGGCGAAGGAAGCGGAAAAACTCGCTCGTATGAACGCGACTGAAAAGTATGAGTACGAACTCGAACAGCGTGAGAAGGCGATCGCTGAGAAAGAGAGGGCGCTCACACTTGCGGAGAACAAAAACGAGGCGAGCAAGATTTTAGCAGAGAAGGACATTGACCTGGGGCTCGTTGACTTCGTGGTAGCGGAAGACGCTGACACGATGAACGAAAACATCAAGAAGCTCGACAAGGCCATCAAGGCAAGCGTAGCCAAGAGGCTTGCGGGCAAGTCACCTATGAAGGCACCTGAGACCAATGAGGGCCTTACGAAGGAGGGCTTCGCCAAGATGACACTGGCAGAGCAGAACGCGCTGTATCTCAATGATCCGGATCTGTACAAGAAACTGACACAGTAAAGGAGAACATACAATGTCAAACACACCTTATGAAAATTTTGTTCTTGAGAACAAGTATGAGAGCATCCTGCTCACAAAGGTAGACCTCGCAAACTACCTCACCGCTGACTACTCGCTTTCCGAGAATGCCGGCATGAAGAAGACCATCCACAAATACAAAGCAACCGGTTCTGTTGAGGATCTCGCTCAGGGCGTAGGCAACAGCGGAATTTTCGAGGCTGCTTACACTTCGAAGGACTACACCGTAGGCGTAACTCAGGGCAAGGGCGTTTACTACGATGAAGAGGCTATGAAGGACCCTGTTATCGTTGACACGATCATGAAGGGCATGGCTGAGGAGATGGTCAACGACTTCACTCGCAAAGCTATCGCTGAGATGAAGGACGCTGACAGGACTATCGAGTGCGACTTCAGCACAACTTCCGCAGGCTACCTCTTCGGCAAGATCGTAGATGCCGCTGCACTTCTCGGCGAGGAGGCTGAAGGCTACTCACTGCTCATCAGCCCTAAGAACCTTGCATACGCAAGAAAACAGCTTGGCGATGACCTGAAGTACAGCGAAGGCTTCGTAAGAACAGGTTATGTAGGCTCCATCTGCGGATTCCCTGTAGTAGTGAGCAAAGCTGTTCCTGATACATGCGCATTCCTTGTTAACCGCGAGGCTGTCACCCTCTTCATCAAGAAGGGCACAGAGGTAGAGCAGGACAGAGATCCTGACCTCAGGAAGAACCTGATGTACATCAGAAAGGTTGCTGTTGTAGCACTCACAAACGAGAAGAAGATCGTAATGCTCGGCCAGGCACAGAGCACAGCTTGCGCTATCACGACCTACACAAAGAACGCGAAGACGATCGCCGGCACATGCGGAACTGACTGCACAAGAGTCGATATCTTCCTGGACGGCGTACAGGTCGGAAGCGCTACACCATCGAGCGGAAGCTGGACATTCACAAACTCTGCCAACCTCACTGCAGGTCAGAAGGTCGATGCTAACGCATACGCACCTGGCAAGGCTGTGAAGGCTGCAACACAGGTAACTGTCGCATCTTAATGCAGGGAGGTAGCGCATGCTTGAAAGAATAAAACTGCTGTTGAATATCACAGATGACTCAAAGGATGCGCTGCTTAATGAGCTCATCGACAACGCGACGGAGTTCGCGCAGAACTATATCAACAATGACGACGCTCTTGATAATCTGACCGGCACCATCATCGCTATGGTCATTTACGACTACAACAGGATGGGCACCGAGGGTCTGTCTTCGGAGAACTACAGCGGCATGAGCTTCAGCTACACTGCCGGCTACTCCGATGACATCATGAAGCAGCTCAGAAGGTACAGGAAGGTGAGAGTCATATGACAATCGCAAGAGAACTCCAAAGCGCAACGGTAAAGGCCTACGGCACAACGGTGGACGAGTACGGACAACTGCAGAAGGGCACACCGACGGAGCGGTCGACAGAGATCGCCGTCAGACGCTACTCACAGCAGAACGTGCAGGACCCGCGCTATGTCGACATCGAGATGATAGGACTCACGAAAGACACGAGCATCGCTCCGGGCGAGGTCATCAGCCTCGCCCTGGGCGACTACCGCGTCAGGTACGTGGTCCCGTCAGACTTCTGGCAGGAGATCCTGCTGGCGAAACTATGAAGGTAGTATTCGAGAACGCGAACGAGCTGATAGTGAAGCTCGAACGGTGCGAGAACATCGACCTCAGAAGACCGCTTTTGAAGGTCGGCAACGACATCGAAACGAAGGCAAAAGAGAACTGCAACGGGCGCTTTGCTGAGCCTACAGGCACACTGAAGCGGAGCATCCGCGCAGAGCTCGACGGCAACAGTGTCGAGGTCGGCACCAATCTGGAATACGCGGCCTACGAGGAACACGGC